TACACACTGGATTATAAAAGCGTAGATGCCGTAGAGGCATCACAAGTCATCACTAAAGAGCGTATCCAGATCTAAATCTGGGAGCTCGCACTCATCATCATCACCGATTGTTTCCGAAATCACACAATCCATGATCGTGTCGATTGGAATACAGAAATCCGCGGCTCGGTAACGCGCGTGCTGCTCTTCTTTCGGGAAGTACATGACCGTGAATCGCCGAAGGATCGGCTCGAGGTCCTCTTGGTTCAGGAAACATTGTTGTGGCGTGTAGTTGCTCAACACAATGATCTTCTTTGGTCTCAACCCTTGGAGACATCCTCCCTTGATCTCTCCGGGGAACGGATATCGATCGGCCCATTTCTTCAGCGAAGACGCAGTCAAGTCATTCTTTGGACTCCACTCTTCGATTGCAACAACCTCTTGATGGCGGAAGCCATCCCACCACTTGTTCAAGGCTTTCGCGAAGTGCTTTGGATAGAGTTCCCAAAGTAGTCTTGATTTGCCGGTACCAGAAGGCCCAACCCACCATTCGTGGAGGAGTTCGCCCTCGAGCGGACGAGCTTCGGGTGCATACAGGGATTCCAACCGGGGTCCATGGATGAGGAACATTTGGGGATCACTCTCTCGAATTGAGTCCATGTCTCCCTTTCTGGCGAGTTCAACGGCGTTGGTATATCGAGCGGCGTTAGCCACGCCTCCCCGCATTCTCGCTTCTGCTTTTTCGATCGGCATGTCCCCATGCTCGAAGTAGTCCCCTTCTTTAGTACAGTAGACGCGGTTTTGTTTAGCTGAGCCGTTAGCCACGTCCAACCTTGCACGAGGAAACAGCCTTGAGACTGCCTTTCTTTGACGGGCGTTGTGGAAGTAGATGTAGCCTTGGAGATGGGGTGTCCCCGTATCTGGGGCGAGTTCTCTTCCGAAGACGATGTATCGGGCGAAGGTAGCCACCACTCCCTTGATGTGTTCTTCATCTTGCAGCGTGTAGTTGTTCAAAGTGAAACACCAGGCACGGAATTTGCTTGTGTGGTCCATGGCAAAATGGAAAGTGTTTTGGCTATAGCTCCTAGGTCTCGTGAAATGGCACAGTAGGTGTCCATTCACATTATTACCTAGGAGCTACTGTGCTGTGTCAAGTTGAAGTTTGGGAAGTATCTGAACTTATGTTCAGAGCAAACTGTACTTTACCGGCACCTTAGTTCTCTCTTATTTCTGTTTCTTCTCTAAATCGAACAGATGGTTTATCGTCGCTCTACTACGAATGTGCGGAAGCCAGCTCGGCGACGTGCTCCGACTCGTCGTACGTATCGTCGTACGAATACTCGTTCGCGTTACCGTCGTGGTCCCCGCACGTCGAAGGGCACCGGTTCGCGGTGCCACTGCCCACCGGGCCAGTTGAGTCCTTCCGCTCGTTTTGCTCTTGCGCAATTGGATCCGTTTCATCCTGATGCACAGGGTGCGAAGGTTCCTGATAGCAACACTATGCCAAGTATTTCCAATGCAGCAACTGACCAGGTTTCCTGTCCAGCTGCTACATCTGGCTGGTTGACTGGTTTTGCATTTCGTCCTGCGTATAATGCGGCTGTCATTGATGCCAATCCAGTTAGTGCTGGTATTGTTTCATGGCCTGTTTATAACGGTATTACGGTTTATAACCGGAACGGTATTGCCGAAATTCGTAGTGCCTTTGAAGCTATCCGTCCAGTTGCACATGCAGTCCGTTTGGTCAGTCCTCTTGCACCGACGTCTACTACCGGTTTTGTTCATATTGGACTTTCAGTCGAATCTATGTACAATTCTGCAGGTAGTGCTTGGCAGTATCCTACTACTGTTTCGCAGATGACAGGGTTGGCGCACTATAAACGTATCACTTTAGCGTCATTGACGCAGTCGCCGATTACTGCTATTAATAAGTGGATTGATGAGCGTGCTTTTCAATACCAAGATCCTCTTCAGCAAGCGACTTTGACTGCAACGACTGGCGGTGAAGTTCAGAGTCCGTTTGGTATGGATTGGTGTGCTATCGTTGTACTCGTAGAAGGCGCCCCTGCTGGGTCTGTGCCCCTTTCTGCTGAGCATTTGCTTTTGTCAGAAGGTTTGCCACAGAAGACTGGTGTTCTTATTGGTACCCAGGCTGCGCCTAATAGTCCTGGTACTATGTCCGCGACAAGTAGTATGAGTGCTCAGCAGGAGTTCACTCATACCGAAGCTACTCAAGATTCGTATATTAACCAAGGCCTGAATGCATTTGCAGCTGGCGCCCGTCAACAAGGTGAGCAAGTTTTTAATAACTACGCCCTTCCTTTACTAGCACAAGCTGGGCGTCTTGCAACGTCTACTGCCGGTTCATACGCCATGAATGCTATCATGGGCCGCGGTGGTTTGCCTGGGCAAAATTCTAACATCAATCGCTTGGCATTGAATTAGACGATCATACCGCGGTTCCTGCGGTTGCAGCCCTTCGCAACGTTATACGTAGCGATCGTGCTGCTAATGAGCACCGTGGTTATCAACCTCGTAGTGCTCCATCTCTCGCGAATGCGCAGGCTCGCCGTCAGGCTGGGCAGGCAGCTCGTGCTGCCCGTGTCCAGGGTAACCGTTATGTAACACTGGACGCTACTCTCGAAAATATCCCAGAGGATATGGAGATTGATTGGTGATTTAGGAAACATTTTATTTTTTAATAAAAACAGATGGCGAAGCCAGATGGTTTTATCATACTCAGAAAATCTGATCCTTATTCTGATTCTGATTCTGATTCTGTTTGTTATGAAGACCCCCCTTCCTTAAAGGAACGGAACGGTCGTAGACAAGTGGAGTGTATTACAATTCTACTTCTTCATCAGACATCTCTTCTTCTTCTTCGGTGAGCTCGTCATCCGCAGTGAGGTCCACGAAGTTGATACCGTGGAGCATGTGATGCGCGAAGTCGGCACGCAGTATGATGCGCTCCATCTCTGGGTGGAACGCCATCACTTCCGGGATCTCGCGCCTCATCGTACCGAACAGTTCTGCAACTCGATCCGTGCATTGTCCGAACATGATACCCGCTTCGTGCTTCATGTTGACCAAGTTAGCACCACGCTGGTTCGCGGTCGTAAGTTGGCGGTTGTCCACGACGAGCTGATGGATCTGCGACTGCTGTGTAGCAAGCACGTTGGTCAGGATCTCTCTTTCTGCCTGCGCCGCTTCGAGCTGTTGCTTGTAGTGGAGCATCATCTGGAAGATGAGGCTGTTGTCGGCAGCTTGTGGCACAGGGTCGGACTCGTTGCGAACACTGGCCATGGTTGAGGTTACACTTGTGGGTTACTTGGAAGATTGGAAAGTGAGTGGGTTACGTCCACTCGCGTACACTTTCGTACACTTCGTCCCCCCCTGTATAGAGGGGGATGTATGAGTATTGGGTACATTTATGTACTGTATAGTATAGAGTATGGAAGTCAAATCCATACTATATAGGAGTTTGTATGTATACGTATGTGGACCACACAACGTATAACGTATACTTCAACGTATAAACCCTACCCCTAGTATATGGTACTATGGCAATACCTTACCCCTTCGCAACACTCTCCCGAGGGTCTATCTAAAGATAGCCCCCGCAGCGTAGCGGAGGGTGGCGCCGAAGGAGCGATGAGCGACCGTAGGGAGCGCGCGGGTGCTCCAGCCCAAGGCCGCCGATTAGGCGGCACCCAACTATCGTCATAAGACACCGTCGTAGACGGTGTCCAACACTTAACACTCAACATCAATACACACTGGATTATAAAAGCGTAGATGCCGTAGAGGCATCACAAGTCATCACTAAAGAGCGTATCCAGATCTAAATCTGGGAGCTCGCACTCATCATCATCACCGATTGTTTCCGAAATC